ATCCCCTGCTCGGCGCGGCTGATGCGCAGAGACGGAACCTTGAGCGCCAGCGCCAGATCATCCTGCAAAGCATATATGGTTGCCAGGCGTACCTCAGGCGCTGGCACCAGAAACAGCCGAATCAATCTCGGGCCGACCGTCCCCCCGGTGATCCGGCCCGGCGCATGGTGCGCCATGAGGACGGCTTCGACCTGATCGGCCTGAGTTTCCAGGTATTGACGCAACATCCGTGACATCTCTCTCCTCCTACCCACTTGATTTCTGCCCCACTTTGTTCTATACTGAATCTAGGACATCTCTGTCCTGTCCTCCCCACAGACGGCCCGGCGGCTTCCACCCCGCCGGGCCTACTCATCCCCGCAACACCTGGCGCGCATACTCGCGCACCTCCGCATCATTGGGAGCTTTCAACAATTTGGCGAGGGCATCCATCAACTCATCCTGGCGTCCCAGCCCAATCGCACTGCTCAGAATAAATCCTGCTCCAAGTCCCAGCACAACCCCAATGAGCACAGCGACGATAGACATCTCTCTTCACCCCTTTCTCGATTCGATTGCATCAATAGAATTGCGTCAAGATTGCATTTAAGACGGATTTACAATTACTGCCTATTTCTTGCCCGTCTCGCCATATCGCGCCAGCGTCAAATTGCGGCTGGCAAAATGGGCTTTCGCTAACGCCCGCGACACATGCGCCAGCGCTTCCGTTGTTGTCCCCAGCTCCAGCGCCTTCTCCAACTCGGTGATCACATCGCCAACGGCATCTAACGCCGCCTCCATCGCCCACAGCGTCTTGTACGCCTTCACGCTGGGCGTCTCATGCGCCTCATTGCGCAGCGAGCGCCAGACAATGCCCAGGCTTGAAAACGCCACGATCAGCCATATCTCCCACCAGGTGGCGCCGATTCCAAGCAGCAGGTCCACCCCCACCCCCACGGTCACCGTCAACCAGGTGCGCTCCTCGGCCAGGAACTTGCCCATCCGATGAAATTGCAGAAAGCACGCCAGCCCGATGCCCCAAAAAAGGGCCATCAAACACCGCCCAATCAGGAGCAAATCTACGCCAAATTGCATCTGCATGTCCCTATCCCCGTATACTGAAACTGAAACGCGACCAACATCTTCCCCCCCCGCCGTCGCCGAACCTTAAAATCTCCGCTAATAACGATTAGCGGAACATATTAGCGCTGGCGCTGTCCGCGTTTCTTCTTCGCTCCTGCTTCCGCTGCTTTCATTGCTTCCGCTTCCGCCGTTGCCGTGGTCAAAATCTCCATCAACGGCTCACTCGGATTCTCGGCGGCCATGTCCACCCAGTCAATATAGGCGTTGGTGATTTTTGAATCACCATGCCCCATCGAATAGGCTAGAATCTCACGATTCACGTCTTTGCCTTTGGCTTCGACATACAGCGTGGCATAAGTATGCCGCAAAGCGTGACAGGAAACCCCCTCACGCTTCAGTCCCGCCGCCTCCAGATACACATCTACCCGCTCTCTGATGGAGCGCTGGCTCAGGCGGGTGCCCCAACTCTCGCCGGCGTGCAAACTGACGAACAACGCCGGCTGCGTATCATCGAGCTTGAACATCGCGCGCAGATTGAGCCACAGATCGAGTTCTGCCTGCATCTCCGGGCGGAGAATAATCGTCCGAGGTTTGTCACCCTTACCTAGCACATGCAGCGTTCCCTGCTCGCCGCGGGCGTTCGGCTCGTAGTCGGCGACATTCAACCGGTGGACCTCGATATTCCGCAGACCGTGCAGCATCATCAGCTCAATCATGACCCGGTCGCGGATGGCGCCGGCTTTCTTGTCGGGACTGCCTGCCAGCATCTCCGCACTGATCACCTGCTTGAGCAACCGCTCCGCCTGCCGGCGCGTGAGCGCCTTGATTTTCTCCACCGCGCTGCGGCTGTCCTGTGGCGTGCGTACCACAGTCTCCATATCTTCCAGGGGATTGCCATAAGTGAGGCGCCGCTTCCGGGTGAAAGTGAAAAAAGTGTTCAGCGAAGAGCGCTTCTTCGCCAGCGTGGCGGGACTGTAGGAGCCATCCTCGGCGCGGGGATTCTGCGAGCCGCGGCCATATTCATGCCCAGGACTCACCAGGAATTCCATGAAGCGCTGCACCACCTCTGGCGAGATTAGCAGCAAGGGCACGCCCCCGGCGTCATCCGCCTCCAGGCGCTCCCAGAGCGTCCACAGAGCATCGGGCCCATACCACTCATCGGGCAATGGAGGGAGCTCTTGCGCGCTCAACCATACGAGGAACTGCTCCACATCTCCAATGTAGGATGAGACTGTGCGCGGTGAGGGTTGCCGCTTGTGGGGGGCCACATTCTGCATAATCCAGGATTCAAATTGCGCCAGAATCCCTGGGACATCTTCAGCCGTCACCGGGCGCGTGGGATCAAGCCCCTGCCAGATCTTCGGAGCGCTCCGTGGTTCGCATTCGCATGTCGCCAGCGCCGTCCCCTCATCCAGACGCGCGGGGACATCCACTATGCCCATCGAGCCGAACACATCTTGCTCAAACGGCGCATCCACTTCAACTACTTGCGCATCCACGATGACAGTGGGCATGGCTGGCTGATACATCACCCTCAGTCCTCGTCGTCTTGCAGATAGCCCCATCCAGAACCGCTGGAGACATTGCCGTCGGGAACCGGCGCCACCGGCGCTGCGCACAGCCGCTTCAACCCCTCGGCGATCAGCCTGGCCGCCAGCTCGCGTGGATCAACGTTTTCCTGCTGAGCGCGTTGCTGCAGCAAGAGCATATCCTGTTGCGTTAGCCCCTGCTGCAGCCCCACGGTAAATCGCGTTGGAACCTTCCAATCTTCCACAGTAACCCTCCCGATTAAGAGACTCATTCATATCCAACCAACCCTGACCCTTGGAAACGTATGCTTCAATGCTACCCGTAGGTAGCGGGGTACGATGGAATCATACCATCACTACCTACAGGTAGTCATGTGATATTTATCCTTAAAAAATATGACATTCTTCCCGATTACCCACGGGTAGTGCTACCTATGGTAAATTTTAACCATGAAATTCCAAGAATGGCTTAAGCAAGAGTTGGACAAGCGTGGATGGACACAGAATGAACTTGCCAGGATAGCAGGTACTACATCAGCGCAAGTATCCAGAGTGATGACAGAATCACGCAATCCAGGTCCGGAATTCTGTCAGCAAATAGCCCACGCACTCAAATTGCCCGAGGAAGAAGTATTCTTACGGGCCGGTTTGCTGAAGAGTCCCCTGAGCCGTCTCTTTGTCGAGCTCAGCCCAGAACAGCAGGAGATTATCCTTGCGGAGATGCGTCGGATGGTGGAGGAAAATGAGCGATCCACAGCACGAAGTTCGTTCCATCCCATCCCCTTCATGAATCTAATCATCCACGAGAATCAATGGTAAGAACAAGACGTAGGGCACATCTTCATCAGTGAGTGGAGTACAGCCGAATCCCCCACATGGCGTGACCGTGGGGTAGGGAGTCTCCACCCATGGTTGAGGCGTGTAATAGGGCGTGGGTGTCGGTGTTCTGGTAGGTGTCGCCGTCGGCGTCTCCGCGGCGATATGCACCGTCGCCCCCACCGTATCCGTGATGCCCCCACACCCCTCGATCTCCACCACCGGGTAGAATGTGCCCGTATCTGTGTAGACGTGCGTCACCTGCGGCAACCCCGTCACATCACCGTTGCCATCCCCAAAATTCCAGGTATACGTCATCGGCATCGTCCCCAACGCCCAGGCCGTGAATGTATTCACCTGATCCACGTAATCATAATCGCTCTCCAAAGTTAGCGCGATGGGCGGCAGACACTCCCCCTGCCGCCCCAGATAAACCCGTTTCACTGCGGTGCTCGTTTCCGCCATCAACGTCTCCGTGAGCACCCCCCACAACCACGCCCCACCCTGCACTTCCCACGTGCAAGTGATCGTCACCGGCACATCCGTGCTCACCGTCCAGGTCAACGTGTTGCTATCCGTGATCACACTCCCTGCAGAATACGTGTACCCGGTTAACGCCAACGTCACATCCCATGCATCTACCAGCGTGATCGTCGCCGCGCCCCCAAAGCCCATATCCGGCCACAACGTATCCACCACCGCGATCACATCCGTTTCCGTGACCGTGGCGCTCAGTGCAAAGTCCAGCAGCTCCACAGTATCCGTCGCCACCCCGTTCACGCTCAACACCTTTTCCCATGCCACGACGCCCGCCGGCAGCGGCAGCGGCGAGAGCGGCGAGAACTGCGTCAGCGTCCCAGGCGACAACCAGCCGAACAGCAATCCCAGCAGCAGCAAGAGTAACCCCGCCGCACCACTGATCGCCGCACCGAACCTGCTCCACACGCCGGCCAGGGGAGCTGCATTCCCTGGCAACAACTGATACTCCAGTGCATCCTTCACCTGCTGCGCGCCGGCGCGTGCAGCCAACGCCGTGTAGCAGCGCGCCACAGCGAACGCGCTAGCCGGCGGCAGCCCAGCCTGCAACGCCAGGCGCAACACCTTTCCCAGCACATCCGCGCCCGCAAAGCCCCCACCATAGTTGATCCCCGGCCCGGCGATGATTGCCGCAACACCGGCATCGCGGAAAGCATCCAGGAGTGCCGTATTCTCCAGCCCGTAGCACGCGCCCAGGAACACAACCGCCCCGCGCAGGTCGCTGCGCGTGCGGAGCATTTCCGGGCGCGCGACCACCCGCCCGGCGTTATCCGTCAACGCTTGTCCATCCGCGCTGGGGTGTAGAAACACAAACACCAGGTCGTAACCTGACATTGTGTCTGTAGGCAACGGCATGGATTTCCCCTCGCCCGCCACAAAACTCACCACCCGCGCATCCCGTCCGGCGATCCGGCGCGCCGTTTCGGCAAATTCGGCAATCGTCCACACCAACGTCTTCATCGCCATCCCCCCCATCACCCTTTTAGACGTCGCTTCTCCAGATTCGCCAACAACACTTCCAGCCGGTTTTCTGCACCCCTGGGGCGGATAGTCACCCGGCGTGCATCCACCTGCACTTCCTGCACCTGAATCACGATCTGCCGATCTGGCACCAGATCGTGCAACACCGCCACATCACCGGCGCGAATCAACGCCGCCGGCCAGCGACTACCATCCGGCTTACAGATCACAGATTTCGTGCTCAAACGCAAACCAGGCTGCGGATTGGCGTGCTCGGCCAGATACAACTGCGCCCACGTCGCCGCTTCCGCTTGCGTCGTCTGCGGCAGCGTGATGGTCTTCTCTCGGCGCCCATACAGCGCGATACTCTCTGCATCCGTATACCAGGCGGTGCGATGCCTATCCGGCATCTCTCCCCGCACCGCGTTCCACACATCTTGTCGCCGCCATACCAGCGCCCACGCCTCCAGATTGGCCCGTTCCAGCCGCCAATCCGCCGTGGTGCTCCAGGGCCGAAACTCCGCCACGCCGTCATACAGCGTCAGCAACCAGCTCGCGACCCCATCTCCCAACTCGGCGAGCTCTTCCAACGCCGCCAGGTATGTCATCTTCTGGTAGATCGCTCGATCTACCAACACGCCACCAGGCTCTAACTCCTGCGCCGCAACCGCGATCCCCGCCGCCGTGAGCAATGCACCTGCAATCAAATCCGTGCTGGCTGGATTAAGCGTACGCACCGCAATCTGCGTCAACCGCAGCGTCGCCGCGCCGCTGCCCGCCCCCGCTTTGCGCAGCAGCACCGTCAAGCCATCGGTATCCAACGTCAGATCTATCAGCGCATCCGTATCCACAGTTGCCGACCAGACCACGCTGCCATCGGCTTCCTGAATCTCCGCGACCCATGCCCCGCTCTCGATCACCAGCTCTACCCGCGCTGTCAGCTGCGCCAGCGGCGCACCTAATTCCACCCCCGTCTCCGGGTACGTTACCCGGCCGGCTGAGCCATCGGCAAATGTTCCATCCGCCTCGATCCACACGCGATTGTTGTTATCCGCGCCGAAGCCTTCTGGTAGCGTGTCCTCCGGCATCCAATTCCCGTAATCCACATCGCTGAAGACCCGCCACAACTCTAGATCCACCAGCGCGCGCGGCAAGCCCAACGCGCTCAAGCGGAGTGTGCTCTCTCCCAACTCCGGCTCTTCCAGTTCCCCGCTCCATACCCGCTCACCGGCGGCGAAGAACTCCAGCACCCCACCCGGCCAGCCATCCACCAGGCGCCACAATTCGCGCCTCGTCGCATCCAAAGTCACCTGCGCGCTCCACCAGCCTCCGGGCGCGCGGCTATCGAAGCGCCAGCCGCTGGCCTGCTCCGTCACCTCTAGCCGCCCCGTCAACTCCGTCTCGATAAAAACTTGCATCATTTATAGATCGCCCTACACATCCGGGATCACATTCCAGCGCGGCACCGCCAAAATCTGCACTTGCGCTGTACGTTCCGGTTCGGCGCGCCCGCTATCCGATTCCATCCCAAACGTAATGATTTGTTGGCGGCTCGCCGGCAACATCTCCGCCGGCAATAACTGAATGCGCTCGCCATACCCGTCAAGAATCGGCAGACGCTCTGCATTGAAGTCATACACCAACTCTTCTCGAATACCGTCATCCTCAATGCACGTCCCCGGCAGTGCGTTATACCCTCTGAACCGCAACCGCCGATACTGCTCCATCGGAATGAAATGCACAAAGTCCAGCCATGCCGCCGTCTTATCCTCACTCTCCAGCCACACTTTGAACGGATACCGCAACGGGTGCGTATACCCGCCCGGCGGCAACACGACCATCCCCAAATCCGTCCAACCGTTCATCCCCTCGACCCACCGTCCACGCTGCATCTGGGTCAGCTCATACCCAACCGCCACACGCCAGCGGTCGCCGCGCAGTTCACCGTTCGCCAACACCCGAAACGGGCCTACAAAGTCCCGATTGCTGGCATAATTCACCTGCCAGCGAAATGCACTGGCCTGCGCCTGATACGTGTTGCTGTATTGCGCCCCGTACCGTTGCGTGATCAATGTTTCACTCTGCTCCCCCTCCAGCACCAGATTGATCGGGCGATCATACCAACCCATGCGCACCTCAGCCAACCGCCCCGTAGGATAATTGTTTGAGATGCGAATGCGCGTCAATGCCGGCACGTTCCCCACCGGTGCTTCAACGAGCACGAAGTTGTTATACCCCGGGCGATTGTCATCGCAGTTATGGATCGTCGCAAAGTCGCCCCACGCCTCATCGAAGAATGTCCGCAATTGCAACAACGCTTCCGGCCCACGCCAGTACGGCTCGCGCGTCCACTGCACCGTCAAATTGCGTTTGTTCCCGCTGGGTTGCGCTACGCCCCCATAGAGCGTGGCCTCATACCAGTGCGTGTTCTGATCGGGATTTCGCACTTGCAACACCATGCGCATATCCCGCCGTCCAGAAAGCGCCCACCGCCGCGCCGTCTCCAACGCCGCATTGAACTGCCGCAAGCCCGCCGTTGGACGCGCATACCACAGCGTCGCCGTTTCTTCAACATTGCGCACCTCGACCGCAATCGGGAGGTCGCCCTCACTAGCGCCCTGCGTCGTCGTTACCGTCGTTGGGGCTGCCTGCGGCGCAAAATCCACCCAGCTGGCCGCAATCTCCGCAACCGTCGTCAAATTCCCGCTGCCAAAGGCTTCCACTTGCGCCAACCGTAACTCATACACTACGCCATCCCTCCCAGCGGGCGCAAACGCCCCAACAACGCCTCCCCCAATCGTTCGCTGATCTGCTCCACTAGCGACTCCACATCCCGGTCGTCGTGAATGTGAATCTCCCCTATCTGCACTGTCAAGCCCCCCATCTGCAATCCACCAGCCGCGCTCGCCCCCTGCAATGCCCGCGTCGCCATCTCCCCGCCAGCGGCGGCGATTCCAGGGCCGCTCTGCTCCAACCCGATTTCATAACCCTCACCGGAGAGCTCCGCCAGTTCGCGGAATACCTGGCTGGGCGATTTGATCCCCAGCACATTCTTCGCCGCGTCAATGCCGCTCTGCACTACCCCGCTGACCGCATCTATCACCGAACCTGCGGCGCTCTTGACGCCGTCCACGAGTCCCGCAATCAGGTTTATGCCTACTTCATGCAGCGAGAAGTTCTTCAACCGGTCAATGAGCGAGCCAAAGAAACCGACAAAACCATCCACAAAACCTATGACCAGGCTAATCACGGCGTCAAATGTTGCGCCAATAGTAGTGAAAAACAGATCGAGCACTCCCCTGACCAACTCCCACCACGATTCCCAAGTTCTGCCTAGTGCATCAATCGCCGTGGCCCAATCCCCAGAGAACAACGCCGTGATGAATGTCGTGACATTGGCCCACCAGGTCTTGAAGCTCTCGATCACCGTGAAAACCCTTTGTGACCAGACCTCGAATGAGTTGGCGAGTGACTCCAGCAGCGCCGCAATACCATTGAACGCGCCGGAGATCACCCCCACCGCTGCCAGCAGCAGCGCTCCAATCACTGCCAGTACCGCGCCCACAACCTTGCCCAGATCATCCCAACTGAGGCCCAGAGAACCCAGATTATCACCAATCTGGCCGAAGATGCGCCCCAACGACTCACCCATGGACTGTACCGCGGGCCAGATCACATCTACTGCCGCCAGCACCGTATCCTTCACCAGCACCCAGCCAGTGAGGAAGCCGGCCATAATCGTCGTACCGTTGGCGTCGAACCAGCCCTTGATGGCCTCGACCGCGCCAAGAATCGTATCTCGCGCACTCAGAAACCATTGCCCAACTTCTACTAACCATGCCGGCGGTTCGATCTGACCTAATCCCTCGATAAAGCCTCTCACGTTGCTGACAAAGGTCAGGAATCCCTGCGCTGCGTCTCGTCCAAACGTATCTGAGATGATTGCCCCCACGTTACTGATTGCCGTGGTCAGATCACCCTCAAACGACGCCTTCAGCGCGTCAATCGCTCGCGGTAGATTCTCCCCTAGCCATTTTCCTGCCGTTTTGCCGAATTCTGCAATCTGCGGTGCATACTCACTCGCCAACGCCCCCAGCGGCTCAAGAATCGCCTGCAACGCCGGGAGCAACCCCGACGCCAGATCCATCTTGAGATTCTCAAACGTGGTCCGTAACTGGGCCAGTGAAGCCGCCGTCCCACCGGTATTGTCACCCAGGCGTTCCACAAAAACATTACCGGCATCCAAAACTGCATTCAGCAGCGCTTCCTGCTGCTGCGCCTTGGTCATCTCCTCCACCGTAATGCCCAAACTCTGGGCATACGCCTTATTCGCTTCGGCCAGGTTGATCGTCAGACCCAGATTGTCCAAAATCATGGGCGCACCACGCCCAATGCCTTTGACCAACGAATCCAACATGAAACCCACGTCTTGGCCCGTAGCGGCAGCACTAGCCTGGGCAATGCGGAGCAAATCGGGGAACTTGTCCGCCATGCTCTCGCCGACCAGGAGCATGGCGTTGTTGTAAGATTCCATTAGCGCAGCGTCGGTCACCATCCCATTCGCCGCGCGGCGCATCGAAGCCAGCACCTCATCAGCGCTGACCCCGGCAGAGGCCGTCAGATTTTCGAACGACGTGCGCAACTGCTCGACGCGAGGCGCTTCACTCAACATCGTGGCGCCGATCTCATGCGCCACGTTCAGCATGGCATCGAAGCCCTTCGTCAGCACATTACCGGTCAAGAAGCCCAGGGCATTCTCAGCGATGTCACCAATGCGCGCCCAGAGACTCCTGGATTCACCTTCGGCCTCGCGCATCCCTTTGCGCAGACCGTGTAAATCCATGCCGGTTCCGAGTATCGCTTCCCCAAGTGAGAAATTGCCCATGCTGCCTCAAATGTAAACGCCCGTATCAGGCGCACACAGCGCGCAATACGGGCGTTCTCTGACGCAACAAACAACCGTTAAACTACATTAGCGGAACAAATCTCCAACAAACATGCGGCTTTACAGCCCTGTTTGCCCTCTTAACTAGACACAAAAACCGCCGCTAATCTCGTGTTTTCCGTTCCAGTTCTGGCGGCCAGATCTCCGGCGACTCTACCTGTATCTGCAAGTCCATAATCGGCATCACATTCACGTGCCGTTCCCCATGATGCCGGCTCTCCACGATCAGCACGCCATTTTCAATGCGCGCCCACGGCAGGCCACATGTTGTACAGTACAACACCACTACTTTCTGTTTCACACTGCTTTCTCTCCTTCGATGCGCGCGCCCAGGCGCGCAAACCACTCGCGCGCGCGTTGGGGATCAGGATTTTCGATGGGTTCTATCTTAGCGTTATCACGTTGGGCCCGTTGAATGGCTTTCTGCCAGGCGCGGGTGATGCGTCGGCGCTCGTGTGGCTGTAACCAGGGCAAAGATCCTGCTAACGCCGCTGCTTGCATTTCCTCGGCTTGAAGCGCATCCAGCCAGTGCAGCAAGCTTTCCAGCATCCACACCGGCAATGTCAACACCCGCTCCGGGTCGAGATGATAGAAACGGGTCAGACGAGCTAGGAGCTCGCCCGACCCGCTTTCACTTCCCCCCGCGATTCCGCCCGGCGCTCCCGCTGACAACCAGACCAGAAATCCAGCAACGCTTGTTTCTGGCCCACGGTCATCGCCTGGATTCGCTCTGTAGGCATTTCCGGCACGATAAAGCCTACCAGCTCATCCAATGCCGCTTCAATGCGCTCAGCGATCTTGGCGTCGTCCGGTTTCTGTTCCAGCTGCTTCAACAATGTCGGCAGCAGCTTCTGTAACCGTTGGGCGCGCGCCATATCCACAATGCCCATATCCACCTGGTTGCGGAGCTCATAGACCGCACCGTCCACATCCGTGATCGTATCACGTTCCTGGATCAAACTTCCGAGATCAAATACTTTCGGCATACTGCACCTCCTCTAGGGTCTGATACACTTCTGCTGAACACTCAATGGAATAGGCTTACGTCGCCGCAGCTGCCTGTACCACCAACCACCCCAATTGCTCCGCCTCTTCCTGTGTCGCATCCACCAGGGCGTGGAACTCACACTCGATGCTGGCCCGCCCATCTTTCGCAAAGGTTGGCTGCGGTTCCGCGTCGAAGACTCCGCGCGGAATCACATACATCCCCGGCCACGCCCCATACGGCGAAAGCGCTTCCCCTCGGAACAACAGCGCGTACTCCGTGGGGACAAAACCGCGCTGCAGCGGCATCGTCTTCGTGTCGGGATTCGGCGCGGTATCCGTTTCCACGTTCGCCACGTCATGCAACACCCGCGCATACTTCTCCAGCGTCAGCGCCACCAGCGTGAAACTGACCATCACATCTTCCTCTGGGCGCACCGCCTTGCGCGGCCCCTGGTGCTCATTGTCCCGGAAGTACGTCAGTGCCCCCGCGTGTTGCAGGCTTTGCTCCCCGTCCGTCTCCCCCAGGTACACCCACGGCGCGGCGGGCGTCTCCGTCACGCCCGGTACCGTGCTGCCCACCGGCGCGATGTAAACGTCCAGCGTCCCTGTCAACTGCTCGAATGGTGTCGAATGTGCCATCTCTCTCCAACCTCCTTCACCAAATTTCTACTCACCGCCACCGTTCCCGTCTGCACATGCATCTATGACAAAAACATAGCCTTGCGGCCCACTCACAATGACATAGCGACTGTCTACTACGATCAAGTGTTCATGTCCATACGTATTCCGAAACTCCCCTGGAATGACCATCTCAACTGCATCCCAGCCCGTATTCCCCAGCCTGTTGAAAAATAGGTGGTGTCCTAGAGAATCAATACTGAGCGCCAGCACATAATAGCCCGCCAGCCCCACATCAAATATCTGCTCGTAGCCAAACCCTAGCGGCCCCAATGGGATACTATCGTATACTTGCACATCGCTGGGGTCAGAAACATCGAACAGTTCCACCCAGGCCTGCGTCGGCATTTCGCCGCTTACCACCTGCCCCAACGCCACCAGGTTGCGGTGTCGGCTATACGCATTCCCACAATGATACTGCGTGCCTCCAAAAATCTCATCCGAGAAGAAAACCTGCGTCGGGTTCGGAGTGCTCATATCGAACACTGCAAAACTCCAAAAATCATCCACCACAAACAGATAGCGCACACCGTCATACACCAGATACTCACAGTCGTTGAAGGGATTGTAGTAGATGCAAGTGGGACTCTCAGGATCGCCAACATCGAAGACGGCCATTCCAAAGCCGCTGCCGCCGCCGTAAATATAGCGCCCATCAGCACTGAGAATGACATGTTGCAGAAATGGCGCCCCAAGCCAGGGTTCATCCACAAACTCACACGCACCAATCTGTTCCAGAGTAACTTTGTCCAGGATATACAGCCCGCGCTCGGTGCCCACATAGACGTGATTGCTATCTACCACGCAATCGTATGGCTCATTCCTCATGCCAACAAAACTGCTCTCCACCAAGCCCCAAGTAGCTCCGCTCAACGGCCCCTCGAAGAGACCCCCATCGCGGTAGGGAATCTTCAGCACCTTGGGGATCTCAATGTAGTTAGAGTAGGGCAGATCAGCATAGACCAGGTAGATGTGAGTTGCATCTGCTGCGACGCCATAGAGCAACCTCTGCGTGTCTGGAGCGATCAGATCCTCAGAGAACGCATCATACGTTGCTACAATAGCAGGTGTCGGCCAGCCGCCAATTTCCAATAAACAGGAGTCCTCCTCCTCTTCGTCCTCTTCCTCTTGCGTTTCACCGCCTGCCTGCACCACTAACCATCCTGGTTGCCGTCGGGCCTCATCCTGCGTCGCATCCACCAGGGCGTGGAACTCACACTCGATGCTGGCGCGCCCATCTTTCGCAAACGTCGGCTGCGGCTCCGCGTCGAAGACCCCGCGCGGAATCACATACATCCCCGGCCACGCCCCATACGGCGAAAGCGCTTCCCCTCGGAACAACAGCGCGTACTCCGTGGGAACAAAACCGCGCTGCAGCGGCATCGTCTTCATTTCGAGATTCGGCGCGGTATCCGTTTCCACGTTTGCCACATCATGCAACACCCGCGCGTACTTCTCCAGCGTCAGCGCCACCAGCGTGAAACTGACAATCACATCTTCCTCTGGGCGCACCGCCTTGCGCGGCCCCTGGTGCTCATTGTCCCGGAAGTACGTCAGTGCCCCCGCATGTTGCAGGCTTTGCTCCCCGTCCGTCTCCCCCAGGTACACCCACGGCGCGGCTGGCGTCTCCGTCACGCCCGGTACCGTGCTGCCCACCGGCGCGATGTAAACGTCCAGCGTCCCCGTCAACTGCTCGAATGGTATCGAATGTGCCATCTTATATCCCGGCCACGCCCCATACGGCGAGAGCGCCTCTCCGCGCTCCAGAGGCAAGCGCCTGGCCTCCCCTGTAGTAGTTCCAATCTGGAATTAACACCTCAGTGATCATACGCTATGACCGCCACACGCATTCTCTGCCACAGCCAGCTCCCCGTATACCAACACCATAAACACCTCTCTCACATCTGGTTCCTGCAGAAAACTCGCCCCAGATGTGAGATTCATCCAGTAGACCAGCGCCTTACCCGCGCTGATTTCTACCACCCGGCGTTGAGCGCGCCGACTCGCATCCACCAACGCGCGATAAACCGCGCTGGCCTCCGCGAACGAGCCGCCATAGCAACGGAATTCTACACGCGGACGTTGCCACTCCACATACAGCTCCGCCGCGCCGCCATCATATTGCACCTGCAACGCCTGGCACGGAATCTGCCAGCCATCGCCAAACTTGTGGCGCGGCGCGATGCGCCCAGCCGTCACCGCATTCAAATCCGCGTCACGATACAGATGCTCGATCAGCGCTTCCAGGGCGTCAATCATCCCCGTCTCCGGTCAATGTGTCGCTGCACAATCTGCAACGCCAGTGGACGCACTTTGCTCAATCCCAGCGTCAGGTACTTGTACAGAAAATGCACCCACATGGCATACTCCATCCCCGTGCCCACCGCAATCATCAGGCGTGAACCCTGCAATTGCGGCGTTACGGCGCCCGGATTACTGCGCTCCGGCGTGTTATCCCCAGGCTGCACATTCTCCTGGGCAAAATTGAAATCCGGGCTGGCCGCGTGAATGCTGCGCTGCAGCGTGCCGGTCAATTTCCCGTGGCTCGGCCATAACTGCTTTTTCGCCTCGCCTTCGATACGCAGACCGATCTCGACCAACGCCGCGCCGAGAATCTCAACCACCTCGTCCTGCGTCGGCTTGCCGCGCCAGTTGAGCCGCGTGCCGCCGCTCACGATACCCGCTCCACGGAAAGGCTTTGATGGCGCGCCCAGCGCCCCCGGCGCATGAGTGTCGCCCGGATAACGAAGGGCCCTGGCTCTACCGTACCGTCCTCATAGCACACATCCACCACACGGTCACCTTCACCCACATCAGCGTCAGGGCGCAGCAATAACTTGTATCCCGACATCGTCACCCACTGCTGCGTTACCGTATCGAACTGCCGTTGCGTCTGGGCTACCAGGCGACATGGCACGTCCGTCAGATAATCTTCGTACACGCGCACATCGCTACGGTACTCATCCTGGCGCAGCGTCGCCCGTTGGATGGTACAACGGTGAATCAAATGCCCCTCGAAGCTCACAGCTTGAACACTCCCACATACATGTCGGCAGCGCTATCCGAATACGCGAGCTGGACACGCCCATTGGCATCGTTGTAAATCCCTGTCGGGAACGGCCCAATCAACCGCGTCTCACCCGCCCCAATTGTCACCGTGCGATCCGGTGGATCTTGCCCGTCTACGTCCCGCTGGATGTTCACACTCACCGTCCGGCTGGCTGAGCCGTGCCCGTTGTACACCGCCAGCAACGTGCGTCCATCATTGGGGAACTGATCTCCCGTCGGTGTTGCAGCCACAACCGCATACAGCACCCCGTCCCGCGTGATCTGGTTTACCGTCAACGTAGCCATATCACACCTGGATCACCGTCACGTCCACATCCTGATTGAACGTGACCTTCACCGCGCCATCGCCATTGTTGTAGATCGCTGGCGGAAACGGCCCGAACACTGCTGCTTTCCCTGTCGCCAACGTCGCCGTGCGGTCCGCAATCGCCAGGCCGTCCACTGTTTGCGGCGTCTCGAACGTCAGCGTCACCGTGCTGCCCGTGCCATTCGCCACGTGCAGCAACGCCCGCCCGTTGTTGCGGAAGAAATAGGTGTTAGCGTTAGCCACCGTCGCCTTCAGATCCGTTACCACGCGCCCGGACCGCAAAGCCCGGTATACCGTTAAATTCACATCTGGCATTGCTCCTCCTACACCTGTACGACCGTCACATCTACAACCTGGTCGAACGTGACCTGTACTTCGCCATCGCCATTGTTGTAGATCGCTGGCGGAAACGGCCCGAACATCCCGGCCTTCGCTGTCGTCAACGTCGCCGTCGTCACATAGCCCTCGACCGGGTTCGGTTGCGCAAAGGTCAGCGTCGCTGTGCTCCCAGAAGCATTGGCTACATGCAGCAACATCCGCCCGTTGTTGCGGAAGAAATACGTATTGACCGGATTCACAGTCGTCTTCAAATCCGTGAGCACCCGCCCAGAGCGCCGCCCCGGATACGCCGTCAACCTCACATCTTCAGGCATCATAACCTCCTACACCACCTGTAACATCAACTGTCTGAAGAGCTGCGCTCGCGCCAACTCCCAATCCGGCGCCGTGTAACTGTACTCTCCGGCGATGCTTTCACTGTGGAGCGCCGTCCGCTCCAACGCCAGGCGCACCAACTCGATTAACACCGCCTTGCGGTGCGCCGTATCATCGAAGGGGACCCACAGCACCGTCACCACCGCGCCCCAGCGGCTGCCCGCCGGCAACCGTTCTAGCCGGCCTTCATCAGCCCACACGCGGAAATCACCATTTGCCTGACTCAACACCGCACTGTCTTCAGTCACCCGGTATACGCTCGTCAGTCGTCGCGGCAAATACAGATTCATGCCGCCGCCCGCCAGTACCGTTGTGATCCGCGTATTGGCATCAACGTAGTGCGGTCCACAGCGTTGCACCATGATCGCTTCCTCGCGGTCAATGATCGCCTGCAGGCGCACATCATTCAACCCTGTCGGTACCACAGCGCGTAGTTCGGCTGCCGCAAGCAAACTCATAGATACCTCCGTTAAGGCGCATTAGCGGCGGTATTCACAACCGCCGTTAATTTGGCGCAGGTAGAAGAATGGGGCTTACCCATCCTTCTACCTGCGGCCTTTGTTGGTTTTACGCCGTTCCCTCAGCCGGAGATTGATGGAACTCACCCACATTGCTTTGGGGCATGACCTTGGCGCCATACTGAATCGCCAGAATCATTGCCGGGCGCGCCGTTCCAAAGTTACCCACGGTCAGCACCGGGCGGACATACCGCTCTTGTGGCTGGTAGATGTCCAGCACCGCCATTCCGTCCGCTGCCACTGCCGTGGCAAAAGCCGTGGCAGTCCCGGCCAGATCCGCTGCCGTGCCGAATGCGCTATCAGCATCCTGCTGCGCCTTGAGCGAATGTGTCACCACCTCACCCTTGCCAACTACGGCCACAAAAGCGACTCCCTCGAAACCGCTCATATCCACGCCGGCGCCGGTGATAGTTTCATCATCAGCATCAACCTTGACGGCCAACACAGTCAACTTCGTATCGTGATAGATGCTCTCCATGGCTTACCTCCTAAGCCTTCACCTTGAGCGCGTAGAAGGCTTCCGGCAGCACACACATGCCGTCGCTCTCCTTACGCCCGATGAACCCGGTCTGGTTCGACTCCGCGTAGAGCTCCACCAGCCGCTGGATGCTCATCTGCAGCGCGTCCACGATCCAGTAGTACCAGAAATCGCCGATAACCGCCACCAGTGAGTTCGCCGTCCAGGCATCTGCACCATTCAGGCCGGTAGGGAAGCGATCGCTCGTCTCGTAAGGCACATCCAGAATCGTACCCGGCGTCCCTACCTGCAAGCCCGGCTGCCACAGATATTGCCCGTCGCCCGTCTTCATCAGACGCACCTTGCGGATGAACGAGCGATTACAGAGGATGCGCGCGCGCGCCGCGTAAGCGGCGGGCAGCCGGTACACCAGGTTGATCACATCATCTGCTGCAATGGTCGTGCTGGCAGCCGAGGTGTACGTTGGCAGGTTCGGCGTGTTGAGCAACCCCAATGGGCCATTGTTCCCGGAACCGTTGATATAGGCATTCTCTTCCGGCACCGCGAACTTATACGCCATCCGGTCGCGCACATAGCCTTCCACATCGAAGGTCGGCAACCGCAACAACGTATTGCTCACCTTGATGCGCTTCGCCAGCGGCTTGGGCTGCATCCGGCGCTGACCGAAAGGCGGCACCGCGTCATCACTGCCCGTGCCTACCTCCGACGTCCACTCCGCATCTGAGAACAGGCTTTCCTCAGTCGGCACAATCACCGCGCCGCTGGGCACGGCCGGCAAAACATTCGCCAGGCGCCGCATCGCCGAAACCTCATTCGCCTTACGCACCAGCTCCGCGTAGTACATATCCTGGAGCAGATACCCGCCAGCGGGACCGGTACCCGCTTGCAACGCCTTCCGGAATGCGTCGCTCAACTCACGCTCGCCATAGCGCATGTACATCCGCAACGCCTTGGCGTACTCCGGCGAAAGTGCCGACCAGTATCCGGGGAACGGGATGAACTGCCGCATTTCTTCCAGTTCTTCCCGATCCAGCACCCGGTCGCCCACCTTCACCTGCACACCCTCCGGCAGCTGCTTGAAGATCTCTGCCGGCGCATTCACAGGCTGGCGCAACGCCTTCTCCGCCTCCTCCGCGCGCTCCAAACGCTTGGCTTCTGCGGTCTTTGCCTCCACCTGGTCGAGTAGCATATCTACCTGCTCAGCCTTCTCGGCTGGCAAGGTGTCGCCAAACTCGGCCAGGATGGCCTTGGCCTGCGTGTGGAACGCGGCCGCCTCATCGTACAATTGTCGAATCTTCGTGCTCATACCTCAAAACCTCCTTCAAATCTGTAGAACTTTCACCTATGGCTGGCCCATAATCAGCCAATCCACCCACGCCGGTGCAACTGCCTGGGTCATCGTGGGCACAGTATAGACAGTCAGCGTCACCGTCCCTGTACCCCGTTCAATGCCGCAAATTCCGGCGGCGTCCGTCGGCGTCTCCATCGCACACAACACCACCCGGGCCGTGCCGATCGCGTGCGTGAAAACCTGCGTGCCGGTGATCTGCGCCCGCCCGCCCCCGATCTGGAAGCCAGGCAAGCCTGCCCCGATGGGATACAGCCCATGTAGACCATAGACGATCTCATCAGTGACTGTCAGCATCCCCCCAGCCGTGATGTCCCCGCTCGCCGTGAGATTCACCACATCCAGATCGCCACTCAGCAACGCATTGACTGCCGTGATGTCGCCGCTCAGCAACGCATTGACCGCCGTGATGTCCCCCGTAGCCGTGATATTCACCACTCCCAGGTCGCTTGTGAGGGTCGCATTGACCGCGCTCACATCTCCTGCAGCCGTGATGTCCACCACATCCAGGTCGCCGCTCAATAGCGCATTGACCGCCGTGATGTCGCCGCTCGCCGCAATATTCACGACCCCCAAATCACCGCTCAAGGTCAGATCAGCCATCGCCACGGCGCCATCACTCGTCAGCGTGCTGCCCGTTTCGAAGCGCATCGCCCCACCGTCGCCACAGACCCAGACATTCCCGCCCTGCTCACGGTAGCAAGCCGTACCATAATCGCTTTGCGCCACCTGTGAGCCATCCAGCGCTACCCAGAAACCCACAGCCAGCGCGCCGCCCAACAGCGCAGCGATTACCAACGCCAACAACACTTGTATCGAAAACTTGCGCTCCATCAACCTACCTCCTTTCCTTCCCGGACTGAACTACAAAACCACTTCAAAATATCCTTCTGCGGCAACGACCGCCTGCTCCGGCGTCATCCCCGCGCGCAGCGCCTTCACCACCGCCAGACCCGCGCGTCCAGCATCGCCGAGGCGGCGCCTGAAATCAAACGTCTGCTCGCGGCTTGCTATCACTGCGGCCGCTCCACGCTCTTTGAATGCGCGCGGAAACGGCGTCTTGGCCCCATAACATCCCTCCAAAATCACCACCGCGCCCTCGCGCAAGCGCGGCCCCGCGAGCACACCTTCCACATCCAGCGCCGGAATTCCCTCATCCCCGCGCAGCACCCGCGCTTTTGGCGCCCCGTGCAGCGCGATATAGATCAGATCGTAATCCGCCAACCGCTCGTACGGAAATGTCTCCGCCGTCAGCGGCGGCGAGGTCAACGGCCGCGTGAAAATCCCGGCCAGCGCCAGCCCCAGTGCGTTGTTAACCCACCCGCTTCGATAGCAATAAGTCAGCGCCTTCATTTCCTTCCGTTAACAACTGTTAGCGGCACTACACCCCGACGACGTGGTTGAGGCTCACATCCACCACATACTCGATGTCGCTGTCTGTAGGCTGCTGCCCCGCTGCCAGCGTCGCCGCAATCGTCGCGTTGAAAGCGATGTGCGACATGAAACTTTCACCAGCAGTCTGCAACGCATCGCCGCTGCGTAGCACCCCCCGCGCCCAGGCGACCCGCTCCGCGTGATGCAGCGTCTGGTCACTCTCCGTCGTCACGATGTACGACGCGAGTTTGCCCACCGCGGCAATGACGCGCCGCTCCAATTCCCCACCGCTGCGGTCAAACCGCACCTGATATTGTTGTTCTAATGTCAATCCATCCATTTTCGTCTCCCTTCATTCTGGCTATGGTGATGATTGCCAACCCATCTGCGGAACATGGCGCACCACTGGAAAACGCGCGACACGCCCAAAAGGTGCACCGTTGGAATACGGCACGACATACCCCCACGTCCCATCCGTGAAGCCACCTATAAATCCCTTCAATAACGGGTCAGTGGCTCCCAGATTCAACACCTGTACCGTGCTGAAGTCATCCAGACGGAAACGTGCTACCCTCCCGAAAGGTGCATTACTGGCATTAGTGTATGGCACGACATACCCCCACGTCCCATCCGTGAAGCCACCCATAAATCCCTTCAATAGCGGGTCGGTGGCTTCCAGATTCAACACCTGTACCGTGCTGAAGTCATCCAGACGGAAACGTGCTACCCTCCCGAAAAGTGCACTATTGTTACGCGGCACGACATACCCCCACGTCCAATCCATGAAGCCACCCATAAATCCCTTCAATAACGGGTCAGTGGCTCCCAGATTCAACACCTGTACCGTGCTGAAGTCATCCAGACGGAAACGTGCTACCCTCCCGAAATACGCACCATTGTAATACGGCACGACGTATCCCCACGTCCCATCCGTGAAACCACCCATAAATCCCTTCAACAACGGGTCGGTGGCTTCCAGATTCAACACCTGTACCGTGCTGAAGTCATCCAGACGGAAACGTGCTACCCTCCCGAAAAGTGCACCGTTGTTATACGGCACGACGTATCCCCACGTCCCATCCGTGAAACCGCCATAAAAACCCTTCAATAGTGGGTCAGTGGCTTCCAGATTCAACACCTGTACCGTGCTGAAGTCATCCAGACGGAAACGTGCTACCCGTCCGAAAAGTGCACTATTGTTGAAATACGGCACGACGTATCCCCACGTCCCATCCGTGAAACCGCCATAAAAACCCTTCAATAGCGGGTCGGTGGCTTCCAGATTCAACACCTGTACCGTGCTGAAGTCATCCAGACGGAAACGTGCTACCCGTCCGAAATACGCACCGTTGGTACACGGTACGACGTATCCCCACGTCCCATCCGTGAAACCACCCATAAATCCCTTCAATAGCGGGTCGGTGGCTTCCAAGTTAAGTACCCGCACACTGGAATTATCCCATGCCGGATGACTCCTCGGCATTTGTAATCGCCTAACGCGCATGATAATTAATCCTGCTGCACGCCGAAGATCAGCGTCAAAGTCTCGCCGCTGGTGGGCGTGTAGGTGTTTTCCAGGCGAACGACCACGTAGAGCGATTGACTCCCCGCGAGGCATTGAAACGCCGCCGGAAACACTGGCGCGACTTGCGCTACCACGTTCCCACTCGCCCCCGCCGCCGCGTTCGTGATTTTCCAGTCTGACGTCATCACGTTAAACACCGCCACCAGCCGCGCCGCAGCCGCAGCACTCAGCGCAACGGCGGCATTGTCATTAAGTGCAGCAAAAGCCGTATCGAATACCAGCACTGTGAACGCCGGCTTGGTGGTCTGATTCGCGGCGCAAACAAGAGTCAGCGTTGTGAGCAGCCCCGTCCCGCCGGCAATGCGCGCCGCCGTGAAACTCGGCACAGTTGGTGTGGTCGTACTGTCGCTCCAGGCATCCCCAACGGCATACTGGACGGTACCCGCTGGGCGCGTGATTGCCACCCGCGCGGCAACTGTGTGGCCGCCCACGTTCAACGGCAGCCGCGCCGCCAACTGCGTATCCGTCAACGGCCCGGAGACTACCACAGCCCCGCCCGCAGCAGGAATTGCCACCGCCGCCGCGAACGTCCCATCGCCCAGATCTACCGCTTTCAGCGGTACGTACAATTCACCGTCGCTTTGCCGAATCGTAGTATCGGCCATTTCCACACCCCCTACAACCGCAACGCGAGCTCTGCTGCCCGCAACCGCCGGCGCAGCACCGCATCTTTTACCACCGGGGCACTGGCTGCCTCGGCCACACCTTCAAGCCCGTCCGCGACCTGCGCTTTCTGCTCTGCGGTGGCCGTCACCAGCAGCCGCCCGGATTTGATTTCATCCACCATGGTCTGGAGCGCCGCCACGCTTTCGGCAAGCGCCTGCATCCCGCCACCAACCAGCATGGCTTTCACCGCACGCAATTCCGTCATTGGATTCATGCCCAGGGGCACCGGGCTGATCTCGTACAAATCCACGCGGTATAAATGCCGAATGCCTTTATCATCAAATCCATACTCACGAGAGCAATATCCGATGCTCCCCTCCGTGAGCGCCCCGTCCTTCATCAACTCCCATACCTCTCGCCCCCAGAAAGTCCCCAGGGACAGGCGCCCGCGCGCGAACAAACCCTTCTCATCCTCACGCAATTCATCGGGCACCGGGCCGATCAACTTGTCCCAATCGTGCGCATAGAAAATCTTCACTCGCTGCCCGCGCTCGCGCAGCGATTGCGCGAAAGCGCCGCGATGCATCACATCATTTCCATCGTCCACATTCTCAAAAATGCTGAAGTGCCCCTCGTAGCGCCCCTCGTCGCCCCCAATATCAATCTTCATCCCCACAGACTTGTACTCCAAGGCGCCTTCACCTCGCCGCCCTTTCTCCAGCCGCTCAAAATATCCATCGAGCACGGCCCGCGCCTGATCTTTGATCTCCTCGGGCACATCTGCCTGGGGCAGACGGCTCGCGGCAGCGCGCAATCCCGCCGGAATCACAGCCAGGTCTCCGTTGACCACATCCGCAAACGGCAATTTGTAGCTTCCGTGCAGCTCCGGCGCATCCGCATCATAGACCAAATGCGCTCCCTTCCACTGCGCCTGCTCCAACTCGAAGATGCGTTGTTGCGCCGCCGCGCCATCCCAGGCCCGTTCCGTATCCGCAATCGGCAAATCACGTTTCGCCCCCACACGCCAGGTGGTCATTTTCACACTCCTTCTATCCGAATGGACATTTACCGGCGGCCTCTGCGGCCGCGATGGCTCCCTCATCCACGGGAGCATCGAACTCTGGCGCGAACGCCCGCACACAATTGGGATGGCAAAGAGCATGATCTTTGGCCCAGCTCATCGGCACCACCTTGCCACTGATTGCGCGGCAAAATTCATGAGAATTCTCGAAGCCATCATCCAGCACACGCACGCGCTCTACTCCTGCCGCGGCGTAGCGCGCATAAGTCGTGCGATTCTGCGCCGTGCCCAATTCCGTGCGCGCCACCATCCGCGCTCGTTGCTCCGGCGTGATATGAATCAATTTGCCCCCCGGCCCCCGGTACGTCAGACCGCTGACTGTATCGCGCAATCCCGGCACTCCAGTGTTCGGATCGCCGCTCACAATATGATCAATGCTCCAACCATGCTGGTACCCCTCGGAAAGGAGCTCGCGCACTCCATTCCGTGTTGCCTCGCTGATCATCGTAATGCGATCCCCTAGCGTCCGCACAAGTGCGACGACCTCTGGGTCGTTGCGATTGAAGCTGAGCGTCGTATCCAGCGCATAATTCCACGTATCCCACGATTGCTCCAGGATTGCATACGTCCAAAATGTGAACGTATGCAGCAAATCCGTGAAATCATCATCATCAAACAAGCCTGGCAGCGCTAACTGCCCCCCGGCTTTTTGTGCCAGCTCCTGCCCGCAAACAGTCAGCGGGTCGTATTGCCCAGGTTCCCAGCCCGCGAGCTTCCATTCCAGCACGGCTGCACGCAATCCGGCAGTTGTCATCCCCCGCGCGCGTTCCACAATCCGCGCTGCCAGATCGTGGAAAAATCGCTCAACATCTGCCGACATCCCAATCTCGGCAGATTTCCGAATACTTTGCAACGTCCTGCCGGCCATCATGGCGACGGCCCGGCGCGTCTCGCGTCGGGCATCCGCCTTCTCTTCGAGTTGAGCGTGCATTTTCACACCCGCAGGTTCGGCCACCGTACTCAGCGGCATCAAGAATATCTCCCCGCCATTCACCGGCGATAATCCCAGGGCCGCACGCGCTTCATTGCGCGTCATATATCCCCCCTGGACCGCGCGCTGCACGAAGTCGCCGATCTCCAACCGACGATTCTGAAGCGCCACGACTTCCCGTGTGTCAAACTTGATTTCTATCTCCGCTCCAAAATCGAATTCACGTCGCAAATTATCAGTGATAATGTCATCAAGCCTGTCCCATATGGGAATTAACGTTTGCTCCGTGAAATAGCGCAACATACCTTGCACATTGTTGTACGTCATTTGCTGCATACCGACGTACAATCCCGCGACAACTGCCGGCACCTTGAACGCCGCACAGATGCGCGACTCGGGCACATTGCGCAGAGCCTCCACAGCCAATTTATTCACATCGAAGCTCAATTGCTTGATGTCCACCCCGCCTTCCAAAATCGCGGGCTTCCCGCGATTCTCGCCTCCGTATTCATCCATCCACTGCTGGCGCATCCGGCTGATCTGGAAATCTTGCAAAATCATATTGGGAGGCGCGACCAACGCCAACGGCGGGATCGCATTATTCTTCAGCAGCGAGAAAGTGTATGCCGTCATTTCCCCATCGAGGTCCACTTCCCGCGATACCGGCACCAATGGCCCCATGCCGCGCCACGGTTGCAGCGGATCCACCGCCCACATGAAATGAATCACATCGCCAGGATCAACATCGCTGACCTTGGCCCCATCCCCATTGAACAACTCATAATGGCTGATCAATCTCGTGCTGCCACTCACAGGTTGCATCTGGCCATCATGAAGCGGCCAAAATTCCACGACTTTACCGCTTCGATTGCGCGTCTTTAGCCAGTAGCAATTCCCGCCCACGGCCAGGTAAGTCATGGTATGCTGCAATAGCTGTTTCATCCCCATGTCCGCATTGGGGTGCCTGAACAATTCCTCCAGCGGATGACCGACATCAACCGCCCCGTCCTTAAACACATGTATCGCAGGCTCCGAGAATCCAAATGCAAGCGCCTGAACGCATGCGAAGACGGCCGCGTTTTTCTTGTATCCCTCCCTGACCAATGTCGAGAACGCGATATCCATGAAAGCATATCGCGCCCACGTGGGAAAAATCGGCCACGCGGCGGCCTTATATGCGCCTCTCCCGAGCCGCGATTTGAATGCCTGGAATAGATTCATAAAGCCTTACTAAATCAGGCTCCTGATCCCAAAGTTGGCCTCAGGAGCGAAAGTCAAACACAGAGCGTCCGCCGCGTCCGGCGAACGCTTCAGCAGCTCGCGCAGGGCTTCTTTCGCCATGATCTTGATCTTCCCCTCATGCACCCGATATGTCGGCGCGCACAATTCCTCCATCAGAGATTCATCTGGAGGCAACATTGCCGCCGGATCGGTGCGTAGCCACTCCCGACAACGCCACCACAATTGATCCCGAAGCGTGCCAAAAGCGCCCTCGTCCGGAATAAAAGTGGGAGCGCCGCCCACATGTACCCCCTGAGCAAAGCCCTGGTACCCACTTGGGTGCATTGCCCACCAGCGATTCATTCCAGGCGCCACCCCAGCGCCGACGCCAGTTGCATCCACAAAAGAAATCCGCGCGGCGCGCTCTTGAGCCAGCTGCGCGGCGCGATCTGCCGTCGCCAGAATATCAATGCCGGTCCAGGTCTCCAGCGGCGCGACCCAGCTCCCGTACCTGAGACAAGCCACATTCCTGTCAGCGCCGAATTCCGCCACGTCCTGACCATGTATCGGGCGCACCCCAGGCGGAGGCGCTTCCCCGTGCAAGCCTCGCCAGGCTATCCAGCGCGCCTGCGCCGCCTCCACCCACGCCCGGCTGATCAATTGGTTCTCCGCCTGGCCAGGAAAACGCGCCAGGACCATATACGCCAGCGCCGGATTCGTGATCTTGCGCCATTGCCCTCCGACCAGTGGCGGGAGCGTCGAACCATCCTTGCGCATCGCCGTAGCTCCAGCGAGAAATTCGGGCACTTGAAACCATTCCATATCATTGCGGTCAACAGACTCCTCCGCGACCTGCGCCCGGCTCCATTCGCCGATGCGCAGCACCGTCGTCTCGCGTGTCACAGCGCCCGGCACAATGTCCTGCCCCGTCACCACATTTGGGTGGCCGAGGGCGCCCAGCATCACCACATGCGCCTGACCGCTCTGGATCATCCTGTAAACCGGCCCCTGCGCGGCCCGGGGATTGAAAAGTACCAGTAACCGCACCCGGCCGCCCGACATACATGCCTCGATACCCCGGTACACCTCATCGGGGACAGCATCCCCCTCATCCACGATGAACAGCAAATATGGCGCATGAATACCGGAAAATTTAGCCTCGCGCTCCGCGGCTGAGCCCGAAGATGGAATAGCCCGCCCCACAAGCCACCATTCATCGGTAGCCTCAACCCGCAAATACCCTGTCGTCATATCGGCAAATACTTGCGGAGCGCACTGTAACCGCGCACCAATTTCGCCCCACAATAATCGCTCCAGATTTTCCAGCGGAGGTGCCGCAGTCGTCACAACCTTGCTGCCGGCATAGACCCGCAAGAACCAGAGTGCTAGTCCAGCAGCCACATGCGTCTTTCCAACAGCGTTCGCGCTTTGCACCACAGTGACCGGATAGTCTCGCACGCTCGCAGCGATTTCTTGTTGGCCAGCGGTCAGATGCATTTGCAGGACCGCTTCCATAAAGCCAACCGGATCGTCCCGATAAAAATCATAGCGCGTCGGCATCTCCTGTAGCCGTTTCAGCAGCGCCATTTTCGCCGCTGCCGGCCACGCGCGCCAACTCGCGCTCAATGAAATCGTCAAGATTCCGTACCTCCACCGCCACAGCACTGGCCTGATTCACAGGAATGCGTGCCGCCAATTCCGGTACAGCCAGCTGCGTCAGGCGATCCACAGCAGCAAGGCGGTGATCGCCCCGTGCCGTGCCATCATTGATAATCCCCATCAGGCCATCAATGATTGCCTCTGGCGCCTTCTCAGAAAGCATCAATCGCACGCGCCGCAATGCCTCAGTCTCCGCGCGCTCAACTTCCGCGTCACGCCAGCCGCGCAACGCCTCGCGGCAAGCCGTCAAAGCGGCCTGCACATCAGGCCGCTTGCGCCATTTCCCGTACCAGATCGTCCGCGAGCACAATTGCGGATCGCGTGGCTCGCGCGTAAAAACCACTTCCTCCCCGGCGCGTTCCACTTCGATGGACCAGGCCACGCGCCGCACCGTATATCGCATCCGCTCTACATGCCGGTGCGTCGGATCAATAGCGGCTAATGCCGCCCTTACCTGGTCAGTCATCCAACTCTCATCCACAAGGTCAACCTGCAGTAAATTTGATTTCTACCTTCAGGGCAGACGCATTTTTCTAATTTTTCTAGCCCTAATCACTACGCGAAAGCGCGACATCATCCCCTACGCCACAGCTCGAAGCTCAGCGCAATTCGACCTTGCCGCCACTGTCGGCGGCAATAGCGCTCATAGGCGACGTCCAGCGCCCAGGCATGGATTCGGCGCATATTGAAAATCATCTGAAGCCACAGCAACTTCACCATACCATATCTCGCACCTGATCACCCAGGTGGAATCCCCACCAGTCCCAGATGCACGTAGTGAAAATTGCGGCTCCCAAAACCCTGGCCGAGCCGGAACGCAACCTGGCCTCGTACCACTTCAACATCTCTCGGTATGCAGGCCAATTTCCGCCGAAGCATGCCGAATCTCTCCATCCGGCTGCCGAATCGTAGTAGAAATGCTGATTCCCTGGCTCGCCCTGCATCTCTCCGCCGCAGGCCCCCGCCTCAGTGAGAATCCAATCCAACTCCACGCCGGCCGCACGGAAGACAGCATCCATCCCCTCATGCCGACATTCATGCCATTTGGCATGATCATCAAAGCGTTGCCCCTGCTGGATGGGCTTGTAGCCATGATACCCGCCCGCCCCGCCTGCAGCTGCCGTCGCGTGCGCCAGCGGAATCAGCGCCGCATAATCCGCTTCGACGGGATTCCCGACCGAGATGGCCATGGTCACCGGACGCGCTCCAGGCAACCGCGCTCGCAGCCGCTCGATGAAATGCAGCTCCGCCGCTGCCCACACTTGCGTCGCGAACCACTGATTGGCCTCGTTCAACGGCGTCTCCACATAATTGATCATGCCGGCGCGCACTGCCTCAGCAACGCCGTCCGGCATCTGATCAAAGAACCAGTCCATGCCCCATCCTGGATTCTGGACAATTTGAGCGATCATCCCATTTTCCACATGATGCCGATACACCACCAGCGTCTCCGGGCTCGCTGCTTTGATTTCCATGGCTGCGCCGAGATCAAAGACCTTGCCGATGGCCGGCTGCGCCAGACGAAAAAACTCCTTTTCAGCGTCTCCGAAGCTCTGACAGTGCAGGCTGATCAATTGCCTGGCGGGGATGGCTGGAGGCGTCACGGGCGGGGATGATGGATGCACCTCGTACTCCGCGAGAGCGAAAATAGATTGTGATAGCGTCCCATTCCAATATCGCATCCGCAGCGTCGTCACTTCACCTGTCCAGGGATCCACAATTTCAATATCCTCGAGGTCCCCATCCAACAACATCCGCCGGGCCACCACGAAATGCGTATCCAGCGCTCCTCCGGGCGCATAATCCACCTGAATCACACACGGGCCGCGTCCGATTGCCGCCCGCATCATATTCATATCTGCATCTGGCTTGGGGTTCGTCCGCCAGGTGGTATATGCCTTGAAGCGCAGACCCGGAACCGCATCGGCTACCTTTCGCCAGTACAGCAACCCATCCGCTGTATAGCCCCCATTCGCACCGAGTCGCCGATTCAATTCCAGCGGCGTCAATGTCGGATCCACCTGCGTTGCCACCATGCAGGCGCTCACCATGGCGCACCCGGCCGCGCCCACAGTCAGATGGCTGGGCGCCATCAACTCTCCAGCCCAGCGCCGATCGCGCTGCGAGAAAATCTGTAATTCCAACTCTGGAAGGCCGTTCGCCAGGCGTTGCAATTCCGCCAGCAGCTTCTCCGGCGTAGTGGCATATACCGGCCGGTACACCACGCCTGGATAATGCTGTGCAAAAAATGCCTCAAGCCCATCGCCCCACATCGCCGGATTCACGGCGACAACTTCACGCGCATCCAGATCGCCAATCCCCGCATCGTCGGCGCTCTGGCCCAGCGTCCAGCGCACACCCAGCGCCAGCAGCGCATCCATGGCGCCCCGCCACATTTCCGGCGACTCATCCTTATGCAACAGAAGATAAGTCCGCTGATATTGCACCCGAGGCGCGCCGCGAGCTGGCCCCGGCGGCACAACATCCACAACCGTCAGGTCCGCATCATCCCACGCCACATCATTGTGCGTGAATGGCCACAGCGCCGATGACTTCAGAAATACCGTCACGGTTGAGCCCTGGGCAGTCGCCTCGACGGCCAGCGGCTCGCTGCGATAAGCATTGTAGATGTACCAGCCCGGCGACCAGATAACCGTGCTGGCAGTCGGATCAATTCCGCCGGTGGGATCTATACCTACCCACAGCCCCAAAGCCTTTTGATCATCGTCGAGGCCTGCATTACTCATGGGCCAGGCGAGCGGACCGCAACCGGCATTTGAGCAGGCGGGTGACTTCGGCGTCGGAAGATCGTGCGCAGCCCAGGCATGCCCGAATGCCTGAAATCTCAAATGTGAACCGGGCTCCACCTGTACCTGCTGAAATAATCCGCCCTCGTGAATGCGGCCGTACGTGAACAGATAGACCGCATGATCTCCACTGCGATGGCGCTGGTGCACCGTCTCCGTCAGCCGAATTTCTGGTTCAGACCACCCGATCACATTATTTGGATCCCAGGGCACCGGCTTATCGCCATAAAGCCGTTGAGGGTACCACATGTACCATGACCACCACCCCGTGGGATTATGGATGGCATCCCGCTCGACCGTATAGCGCTTGATCACCGGGCCGCCCGTCTGTGCCACCTCGTAGACCCATGCGCGATGATGCGGCTTCGACCCGTCTGGAGCCGATACTGGCCGATATCCATTTTCAAATCCTGGATTTTCCAGTAGATTTGTCATCCCACTTTCTCTCCTTCTTCCTGCGGAGCCCAACACGGCTCCAACCCATTTTCCGCGAGTTGCCGTATCAACAGCTTTACCCCGTCATACAACACGCGCCGTTCCTTCTCGAAACGGCGTTGATCAGCGCGCATTTGCGCGATTTCCGCATCATACTCGCGGCGCATGGTCGCCATCTTTGCATCGTACTCGCGGCGCATGGTCGCGATCTCCGCATCGTGCTCGCGGCGCATGGTCGCCATCTCAATGCGGATATTTTTAAACTCATCATCGAACTGCCGTAAATTTTCGCGCAGGCGCTGATTATCTTGAACCAATTGCGCATTGGTCTGCCTGAGACTTTCATCCTGTACGTTCTCCGCTTCTTGCTCCGTTTTACATGCTTCCGCGTGCAACTTACGATTCTGCGCGCGGATCGTAAACATCCCTGCCGCCACGCCGAGAATGGGAGAAATAATGATGCCCAGAAGCGCCAGAATATCCGACGACATATTTACTCCTCGTACACGTGCCAGTTGCGCTCCCGGCTGCCGGCGAGCAAATACGTGCCCTGATTCGCCACCAACGCGGCAATGAAAACGCGCAGCACCTGCTGCGCCCCATCGCGGCTGCACGTCCCGGCCAAAATGCCGGCGCATCCCAGTCCGAAGATGGCCACCGCGACCAGGAGCAACAGCGCGGCCATGATCACCCGCTTCCACTCGCCGGTCAGCGCCTCATAGCGTTTCCGAAGTCCCGGCACATACGAGAATGCCAAAGACAAAACAACCCCTGCCACCGATCCGACGAGATCAGGCGTCAATTCTTCCATCTCTCTTTTACCTCCCATAACAGGCATTAGCGGAACAAAAACCGCCCGCCCCGGTGGGCCCCGAGGGGCGACCGGACAGCGGGCGGGACTGAGCCACACAGACAGCACAGTGCAGCCGATATTCACTTATTCAGGTGCGAGCCCGTGGCAACTCGCATCTGCAGTAGGGTCAACCACGTTGTCCTTCGGCCAATACCTCATCAATCCACCGCACGATCATGAGTAGCGCGCGGCGAGTCACCTTCAGGAATCCGATAAAATTCGCATCATTCATATCTTCATCTTACACTATTTCGATGCGTCATTCAAGTCAGCAGCTACCAGACCCCGGGAAACTAGAACAAACTAGAACATGAGGAGGGGAGCCAGGCTCCCCTCCTCTTCTTCTTGCTGCCAGCTACCACAACCCCAATTGCCCGGATGACGATGGCGCATCCGGCGCATCCGCAAGCCTGATCTTCAACTCTCCGGCTGCAGCCAGGGCGAATCCCTCCACCAAATTTTTCCTCCAGTCGCCATCCGAGGAATCCGCAATGATCAGCGCCACTTCTGGAGCTTCAGCCTGCATCTCCAGAAGCGACGAAAAAATAAACTCCCAGATCTCCGCCGCACATTCCCTGAGCGAAGTACCCAACGCCATGCGCCGTGAAGGCCCGAAGACGCGCTCGCCATCCACGTACTCATATTCTTGCCGGAGCAGTACCTCGCCCCGGCAATACCGATCAAAGATCGTCTGAATCGTGATCAGCGAGCGCGCCCGACGTTTCATTCGCGCCTCGCCGGCTTTTTCCTTCGGCACGGGCACCGATGGCCCTTTTCAAACACGCCATCAATAACCATGTAATTCTCGAAACTACAACCATTTTCATGTCTATACCACGGATGCCAGCATTGCGAACATACTTCTCTTGCTGGCAAAGTGTAAAGGATTTCCCACTTATCACTCCAATTCGAAAGTTCCCTCTTCGCGCGCTCTTCTGCGAGTTCCTTTGTCGCGCAGGTGAATTTCATCGCCTGCGGTGATTCGAAAGGATGTCTATAAAATACATACCACACCATAGTTTCCTCCCTGAAAAATCTAAACTAAACCCGAATCGCTTTTCCTGCTTGCACCGTGTACAACTGCTCCTGGTAGCGCACTACCATCCCCTCTGGCCAACTGCTCAGCGAGTAACGGAAGTCGCACCAACTGAAGGTCGCCCCTGCACTCAGGCACTTAATCATTTCATCCCGCCACGCCTGCGCCGCCACCGTCTCATCAGGATCGTACTCCAGCGTATACCACCGCCACTGGGAATGCAACGCATTCACCTGGCACACCAGCGCCTCGATGTCCCGCGTCTTGAGTTGTGTCCTTTCGATGTCCATGCTATACTCTTCCTGTCCGAGGGAGGCTTACTGCCGCAGACAACCCATACTTGAGCCCTGGTGGCTTTCAGCCCCAGTTGGCTCCAGCCCCTGGCGTGACCTCAGCCTGGCCCCGCACCTGGCGGGGCCTTTTCGTTCATCATTCATCGTTGGCGCAGTGAACGGAAGCGGGGTCATCAGATGATCACCGCATATCCTGATAGTCAGAATGCCAACGCCACGGATATTCATTCCACACTTGCCCGTCCAACATTCTCCCGTTATGCTTCAAATTACCGCGTTCATCAACCAACTGCGTCTCGAACACCGTCGCATCTGGCCTATCTCCCCACTGCTTGAAGAAAAACGGCACATCCGCTGTCTGGCACTGCTCACGCAACGCCTTTACCCAATCCGGGTGCATCGGGCGTGCGCCAGGGCCAGTCTCCCCACCGCAGATCACCCAATTCAGCCGCGCCGTGCCCGCTTGCCAGTTACGCTGGCTACCAGCATTCTCAATCTCATACTGATACCCCGTCAACGCATCCCACTTCAGACGCTCACATTGCAAACTGGTCAGATCCACCGGTCCAAGCATCGGCTCGACACTCACAAAGCGAACCTCGCCAGGTGCAGCCAACAGTACCGGCACACGCTGGTTTGCTTGCTCCTGATTCTCAACTGTGACTCCCAGCCATACATTTGCCAACGGGAAAAACCGATTGATAGGCCCCAACTGCACCCCATACTCGAGCGCGCCCGCGCGTAACATCTCGCCGATCTGACCGTAAGTGTACGACACACTGCGCTTTCCCAGCGCGGGATACCTCAACGACCGCGTATACAGCGATTGCAACCACTGGTACATCCGCTCAGGCCGCTTCGTCAGCACCTGGAACGTGTGCTGCTCCGCTGCCGCCATCACCGCAAAAACCGCGTCAACGTACTCATCAGGCACATCCTCATGGAATAAATCGCCCATGCTCACCACAAACACCCGGCGAGGCTTCTTCCACCCCAGCGGCTCACTCAGCCGCTCCGGGTGCAATGTCACCTCGAACTCATGCGGCGCTTCCGGATACCCACATCTCCCGGCCAGCCGCTTTGCCATCCGCCGCGCGTAACAGTGCGCGCAGCCAGGCGAAATCGGCGAACATCCCGTCACCGGATTCCACGTTACATCCGTCCACTCGATTTTACTCTTAGCCATCTCCTACCCCTCCGGCAAATCCAGCCACGTAAAACTACCCTGATTGCCGCACTGCTCGCAGCGCGGCTCCCACATACACGACGCCACCTTCTCATACGAATAATGTCATCTGCCTCATCACGCCCTCCGCGTAGACCCATTAACGGAGCTTCCCGTTGCTCCTATAGTCTGCGCAATCCACCCGCGCAAATCCCCACCCGCCATCCAGTAATCTGTCAGATCATGCGCTGGTGGCTGCACCACCGCCACGCGCGCGATTTGCGCCAGCATAGCACGGCCTTTATCCCCTGCTTCATCATCATCCAGCACCCCATAGATGTGCCGATACTGCGCCAATATCGCCAGTGCCAATGGATGCAACCGCTTCCGTGCCCCGGCCAGCGTCCCCACATCACACAAATCCCCCGCCTCCTGCCAGGCCAACAACGCATCGAACTCCCCCTCCACCAGCAACAACGCCTCCCGCCGCGCAAAATGCAGGTCGCCGAACATCATTCCGCGCCCCATCCCCCCGCGCGGCCCGCGATACTTCCGCCCCGCATCACGCACCGCCACCCCCCCCTCAAACACCCTGATCTTAATCCCCCACAGCTGCCCCTCTGCATTGATATGCGGAATCGTAATCCCCGAATGCAACCACACCGGCTCAGCATCCAGCCCCCAGGTCTGCCCATCGCGCTTCCATAACCGCGGATTCCACCCCAAATGCCACGCCTCCCATGTCTTCTGATGCAGGCCGCGTGCCTTCAAATACTCCCGCGCCACCGTCCCCTGCTCCCCCGCTAACTGCTCCTCACACCACAGCGTAAAGCCCCACGCCATCGCCTGCCACACCTCGCCCGGCGGCAGCTGCAACGGCTCCGGTGGCGCAGCTGGCAGTACCACCTGCGATACTACCCGCGCCGTTCCCTCTACCCCACATCGCGCCGCCAACTCCGCCTTAGCTGTCGCAAAATCCACTTTGCGCCAGGCCATGTAGAATGCGAATACATCCCCGCCATTCTGCCCCTCCGGGCAATTCGTAAAACACCGCCACTTGCGCCCATCCTCATACAGATGAAACGCCGTCGGATTATCCCCCCCATGCAATGGACACCGGCTTGAATCCCGCCGAAACACCGCCCCGGCCTCCTCCGCCAATTCCCGCACCGTCACCCGCTGCTTAATTTCCTCAATCGTCCAGTCCATCAGTCCCGCACCTCTGGGCGCCCATCCGGCCACAAATCCCCCTCATCCGGCGGCAACAGATCCATAAGCGTATCAATCACCGCCTGATAATCCCGCACATTCTGTAATTCCCGCACCCGCGCGTGCCAGCCCACCCACGGAATTACCTGATTCCGCAACGCCACATACGTCTGAATGCGGCTATAGTTCCCGTTGCGACGCTGCCTCACCGCCGCATCCAACACCCCCAGCAACTCCGGCTCCAATGCCAGAATCTCCTGCAACCGCGCATTCTTCTGCATCCGCGCAATCGCTCCCACCTTCGTCCACCTTGCCATCTGCTACCTCCCGACTCTCCTATTTCCCACTTCCTACGCCGATTGTCTCAACTGTATCACTGTCTCAAGCATGGTGAATTATTCACTACCCCTGAGACAGTACCCTTGAGACAGTAGACAGTTCCCCAATAGCCACTTCCTTTCTTCATATGAGCGATTTTCCTCTAACTGTCTCAATGGCTCTTTCCTTGAGACAGTTAGAACACTGTCTCACTGTCTCACTGTATCTGAGTGTGCAAAACTTTTTAATCATAGGTATCTTAATACGTAATACTCTTGAGAATCTCGTCCTAAAAAAACAACTCTACCCCACCCACTCCCAGGCATTGCCGGGCGATTTATGGCCCTCGGTATCATGCACCTTGCTCCCAAGCCCCTTCCGCGCCCGATAAATCATCGCCCGGCTAAACCCTTCCAACTCTCCCAATGTCACCAGATCGCTCGGCTTCAACGGCCCGTCCGCACTTTGCAGCATCTCCTCCAACCAATCCTCACAACTATCTACCTTCGTTGCCGCCCTAAAACGCTCCGGCGCATTCCCCCATTTCAGAAATACCCCCTTAGGATGCAACGGCTCAAATGTAAATCCTAGGGGATCAGCATAAGGCCCCAAATTCGTCTTCAACATCTTCAATTCGCGCGGCCCGTTCGGGTCTGGGTCCGGTCCCGTCTGCACTACATGCAAACCCCATACCACCCGCGCCATCGCTGTGATATGCCCGCTTCCTGATAGGTCTTCCATGCTCAAATCAAATAGCAACATCTGCTGCCCCGGCCCCGTCTTGCGTATGTGATGAATCAGAATCAACCCCAGCCGATAATACGCTGCCAGCTGCGTTAGATAGCTCATCAGCCCGCGCACATCCTCCACATTATTTTGTCCTCGACTGTGAACGCTCGACAAGCTATCAATAATCACCAACTCCGGCTGCAACGCCGCAGCCATCTCCACTAACCGATCCTGATACTGCCAGCTACCGAAATCAATCATCTCTCCGGACTCCGGCACCATCAGAAACAGCTTGCTGCGATCTACACCATAATTCGCCGCCCGCTCATTCAAAATCTGCGGGACCGCCTCGGCATCCACATAAATCACATTCGCCCCAGGTCGCGCCATCTGACTACCATCTGGCCATTCCTTACCATTGATCACCCGATAAGCCAAATCCAGCCCCACGAAACTCTTGCCCGCGCCCTGGCTCGCGCCAAACACCGTCAACATCCCGCGCGGAATCCACTGCGGCCACACAAATTCAATCGGCGCCAACCCTCCCGCGATGTCCGCCAGACTCTCAAAATGCAACCTCGTCCCAGGCTGCGCCGCCATAATCTTCCCGATCACTTCATCCCGATCCGCGCGACCCTGCAATGCCCCCAACAACGCCGTCGCCACCAACGTCGGATTCGTCTCCGGCGGCAATCTACTCACCGCATCCCAGCACTCCCGCCAAGGCGTCACAAACTGCCCGCTGTTCACCGGCGTCACCGTCCCCGCCAGCCGATCCGCAATCGCCTGAATCATCATTCGCTGTGTGAGCATTTTCCCTACTCTCCTGAGATGAATCCATCCACGCCACCGACACAATGAACGCGCCGATCTGCCCTTCCTCAATCGTCAACTGTAGCGCCTTGTAGCACGCCGTTCTTCGTAGCCATATCATCTTACCTTCGGCGCTTGTCGGTGCGCGAATCCCATTTCATCCGCGTGGTCCGCAATCGCCAACAACAGCAGCAACCGACTTCCCTTGGTTTTCCCCCGTCTTGATACGCTCCGGCACCGGTCCTAGTGCCACGATTCCCGGTTGTGGTGTCGCCACGAGCGTGGCTTCGATCCCAAATCGCTCCCGAAATCGCCGCCGGGCGCTTGCCTCATCCCCTGCCCACCACCACAATGCTTGTTTTTTCTGTTCAGCGTCCATCTTCTGTGTCATCTTCTGTACGCCCCGCTACGCGACTTTTGCGCTTTACCCATACAAACTATCAGACCCCCGAAATTGCGTGTCTCCTAGAGCCGCTGGTGAGTTCTGCCGCTGACATTGCCGCTGACATTGCCGCTGACATGCCGCTGACATGCCGCTGACATGCCGCTGACATGGGTGTCAGCGGCATGTCCCAAAACCAGCGGCGAGTCTCGGTCCCTATTTTCATCGGCGCCGCTCCTCAGGATAGAGGGTCATTTTCCCGATCCGCAAATGCGGTTGGAGTATCAAATCGCCCTGTTCATAGGCTTGCAGCCCACGCTCAATGAACGCCCGCACAACGTCTCCAATAGGTACACCAAGATTCTCTGCCAGGAGCTTCACGCGCTCATTAAGATCCGGCGGGATCCCCCTATAGGTCACCCTCTCTTGCTGCGTTTCCCACTCCCGATTCCGTTTGGCATGACTGGGCTTGTGCGCCAACAACTGCGGAATGGCCTCCGTGGGTTCTTCCGGCACCTGCGATGTGAGGCTGGCAAACGGATTCGTCCGGCTCATGCCTTCACCTCCCCCAATACCCGCCAGACCAGCGCGGCATACTCGGCTGCCGCGCGCCCCTCCGGCTCAAACTCGAAGATCGTCTGTGCCTCGGCCGCCGCCTCCCGCAAGCGCGTCGCCCGATGAATGGGCGCCAACAACAACTCTGCGCCTTGCGGATGCAATTGCTTCAGGTTGTGCTGCAACTCCTCCAGATTCCGCCGACTCTCCCGCGTGGTCTCATCGAAGAACGTCGGCTGAATCAAAAGTCCCCCCGCCCACTGCCGCGCGCGGGCCAGGGCCGCCAGCGTTTCCAGCACCCCCGTCACTCCGTACAACGCCAGGTGATCCAGCGCCGCCGGAATAATAGCCAGGTCTGCCAGCGCCAGCGCCGCTTCCTGCAAGCCCCCCACGCCCGGCGCCGTGTCGAAGATGACGTAATCCGGCTTGCCGTTCC